TTTGTGACGGTAAGTCAGACGACCCAGTGGATAGTCCAACGTGGTTATCTTCACTTAACATTGCAAGGAATGTAGTGCAAGGTGCATACGGTGATATCACTGAAGGTGCAACACACTACCATAGTCTATATGTTTATCCATATTGGGCTGATTCATTAAACGAGACTGTTAGAATAACAGACCACATTTTTTACAAATAATTATGTTAGAGATTATAGGATTATTAACTTGCATTTACTTGGGGATTAAAATCTTCCCTAGTGTTGTAAAGTTTACAGTTAAGGTTGCAGTTGCAATATTGTTAATCATATTTGCAATTATGGTTTACACATTTTTCTTTCCACCAATGATACAAATTTTAATAGCATGAATACAGATACTAAAACTGAACGTTGTGTAGTGTGCAAGTGTGACACTAAAGTCCCAGTTGAGACTCATGTTGAGAAGAGAAACAATTATGTTTTGGGGGTAGGACAAGCTTGTTCTACATGTTTTAATAAGTTATATTATATTGAGGAGAAAGAAGAGTATGTATGATAACGTAGAAAACTTTAGAGAGTATCTTAAGGATACTAGTTATGTCAACAATGGAGTGCAACATGTGTATGCATTTCCAAACGGTTATGGTGCAAGTGTGGTGAAACACGATTTCTCATACGGTGGTAAAAACGGTTTATGGGAATTAGCGGTTCTCAATGGAGAAGATTTGTGTTATACTAGTGGTATCACTGAAGATGTTATTGGACACCTTTCATGGACTAAAGTGGAAGCTGTCTTAAGGGATATTAAACAATTATGAATTTATTTTACTTAGACGAAGACCCATGGATTAGTGCAGAACTGCATTGTGACAAACACGTAGTCAAAATGATTATCGAGTATGCACAAATGTTATCCACTGCACATAGAATGTTAGACGGAACTCAATACACTGATTCCTCTAGTGGACGTAGAATTCAAAGGTGGGAACTAGACCCCGATAGAGAAGGTATCTTATACAAAGCCTCTCATATCAATCACCCCTCTACACGTTGGGTCAGAGAGAACTCTTGTCAGTATCGATATGCATATGATATGTTCACTGCACTATGTGACGAATACACTTATCGTTATGAGAAGATACACTTAACTGATACTAAACTCAGAGAGATACTAAGTCACTTGCCTGATAATATTCAAGAAGGTCAATGGTCAGAACCACCTCAGTGTATGCCTGAAGATGTCAAAGTTGAAAATGACACTTTATCTGCATACCATAAATACTATGCAATCTACAAAAAAGAATTTGCAAAGTGGACTGATAGACCAGTTCCGAGTTTTATGTCATGAGAGTATTAGTTGAAAGTTATGGGGATATCAGAATCTTTTCTGAGAGACCCTTCGGTTATAAAAGATATTTCGTTGAATGGGAAGACGGAACTGAATCATTGTTCAGTAGTCTTTGGTATTCAGAAAAGAAAGTTAAAGAGATTGTAGAGAAACATATTATGGATAGAAATATATAATGCCGACTTACACATTTAAAAACGAGGACACTGGTTGTATAGAAGAACGAATTATGTCCTATACAAAGTTAGACCAATTCAAAGAAGACAACCCACACCTCAAACAAGTTATTCTATCTGCACCCGATACAGTTGGTGGAACTGGAGATAGAGTCAAACCCGATAGTGGATTCAATGAAGTAATGTCCAAGATTGCTTCTAACAATATCGACACACCATTAGGTGAGAGGTATCATCGAAAGTCTGCAAAAGAAGTTAAGACTAGAGATACTATACAAAAGCATATTGACATACAGTCAAGAAAGAAGTAAAATAAACTATGACACAATTAAGATTACAAACAATGGATATCACTGATTTAGAGAATATCAAACTAAACACAATACAAGAAGACGGTAAAAGATTCTATGTAGATGATAACGGTGAAAGATATCCAAGTGTCACAACAGTCACAAGTCTATTAACACGTGACCATATCAAGTTATGGAGAAAACGTGTAGGTGAAGAAGAAGCAAATAAAGTATCCAGTCAAGCTGCAAAACGTGGAACTAAATTTCACCAAAACATAGAAGACTACCTCAGACAAGAAAAAGATATTATAGAATTTGATAACATTCTACAAGAAGGAATGTTCAAAGCAGTTCAACCAGTGTTAGATGAAATTGTTCCTCTTGCATTAGAAGCTCCACTATGGAGTCCTAATCTAAAAATGGCTGGTCGTGTTGATTGTGTTGGTATGTTAGACGGGAATCTTTGTATTATTGATTTCAAGTCTAGTGGAAAATACAAAGAAGAATACATGACTAAACCATGGTTCATTCAAATGACTGCATATGCATTAATGGTTGAAGAACTTACTGGTCAAGCGATAGATGAATTGGTTGCACTAGTTGGGGTGGAAGGACAAAATGCCTTTCAAATTTTTTATGGGAATCCATTAGACTACATAGACGAGTTGGTGGATTTAAGAAAACGATACACAAATGTTTATGGAGTATAATATGAGTGAAGTGAAAGAATTTAATTTAAACGGAAATTACAATTGGAATAAAATAATTTCTAAAGGTGACGAGTGGATAGAATCCCAAGCATATGATAATGCATATGATACACTATGTGAGTATCTATCAATCGATGGTCATGATGACGTGACAGAAGAAGTGTTAGAACAAGCAGAACACCTTATCGAATATCTAGAAACAGATTATGCAAAGGGTGGTCTTGGTGTTCATGACACTAGTCCAACTTACTATGCATACTATAGTATAGTTAGGGATTGGAGAGACAACTTAGAGTATGGAGATTAACAATGGAAATTGAAGTCGGAAAGGAATATACGATATATCCTAAATTTAAAAAGTCGTATACAGAACGTGAAGTGTTTAAGAACAATGATAGTGAAGACAGAATTGTCATTGAAGCACTTTGGAGAAGTGGTTCATATATTATTAAGGTGACCAACGAAGAAGAAAAGGAAACCTTAGAAGCTTATATGTCAGAAGACGCAACTGGTGATATGGAACCATGTGAGTTCGAAGAGAATGAATTCATAGAATCCTTTGACGAGTGTGGACGTGATTATTATATCCACCTTGCAGAAGGAAGTGATGCAGACGAAGACGAAATGCAAGAACAACTTGAAGAAGAAGGACATGATTGGTTATGGGAAAACAACTATGACTCATGGGATTGTGAACACTTCTTTGGTTTACCATTACAGGTGGACGAAGTTGACCCCGAAAACAGATACAACACAAGGTTTTAATATGAAATATTTTAGAAGGTTTTTATTATTTGTCGTGGATAGTTGGAGAGTGGTAATGGACAATAGGTTCAATCCACTTAGACATATACCCGACCCAAGTCTGCAAACTTACTTTACACTTGTATTGTTTACAATGTGGAGTGTTTACTTTGGATTCGTTGGAAGTTATTACTTAGGGTGGTTAGGTTATTCTATCGTCACTAGTATTATCGTTCACATTGCAGTTATTCTACCAGTTGCATTTACGAATGCAGTGTTCTTAGATGCAGAGAGAGACGGAAGTAAATGGTTGCAAGATTGGAGAGACGAATGATTTCAAGAAAAGAGTTTTCAGAACAAGTTGAAAAACTATTAGTCAAAGGACGTGGTGCAGATGTTATGTCTGCAATCGTTAAGGTTTGTGAGTTAAACAATATCGAACCCGAAAGTGCAAAGAGATTGTTAACACAACCTCTCAAAGATAAACTGGAAGCAGAAGCTGCTGGTTTAAATTTAATTAACCGAGGTAATAATTCTAAAGGAAATATAACCTCATTCTTTTCAGATTAGGAGTAATTATGAAGAAAGGTGATATAGTAGCAGTTGTTGCTACAAGTGGTGAGTATGTTGGTGAGTTGGTTTCTAGTAAACCAGTGACACTTGCAAATCCCAAAATGATTGTCAATACACCCGAAGGAGGAATGGGTTTCTCTAAAGGTGTTGCAGTGACAGGTGAAGTGAATCCAACTGAAATGATATTCGGTTCATATGTTTTTATTGCTAAGTGTAATGACCAAGTGTCAGAAGCACATAGAACTGCAGTAAGTGGTATCGAAGTTCCAGCAGAGAAAAAGATAATCACTTAATGACGAGTAGAGAAGGATACGACGCTTATACACTTTACCTTGGGATAAAGTTGCATTTCCATTCTAAGGATTATGACTTTATAAAATACAATGGTAAAGTGAAAAGTGATATCAATTCTTTTCTAAAACGTAAGGACAAATACCACTTTGGTAAATTGTTCAAAACCCACAAACAAGAATTGCAAGACTTTTACATTGCAAACTTGTCTCTGAAAGATTTATGGGCTGGAGACTTACTTGATAATGAGTGTGTCAAAGTCTATAAAGACTGGAAGAACAGAAATCAGAAACTATCGTATCTATTTGAAACGGAAGTATCTGATTTACTTCGTAAGAGGAATATCAATAAAGTGTTAGAAGTGAAGAACGGACAACACCCTATACTACTTAAAGAGTTTATGGGTAAAAAGATATCCCTCGAAACGATTTGTATAATGGACGAGATTATAGGATTTACAAAGGACTGGGAAAAATCAATTTCCGAGACCCTCGTCTACCCCGATATACAGAATAGGATTAACAAGTATAAGAGTTTTATAAGTGTTGATTATAAGAAGTATAAAGAGGTATTGATTGATTTATGTATATAGAAGCGTTTCAAGGAACATACACTAGTATGTATAAAAAATCAAATCCTAAGATTTTAAATTATATAAATATGAGGTATCTTTGAAAAACCCTCTTGTAGGATTATCATTGATACACTATAATAGGAGTATAGGAACTACGGTTCTTATACATGATAAAATGCTAAACAATGCGATACAATAGGAGAATACAATGTCGACATCATTAGATAAACTAAGAGCAGCCATGGAAACTGCTTCACCTACAGAAGGTGCAAAAAAATCCTACTCAGACGATACTATGTGGAAGCCTGAACTTGATAAAACAGGTAATGGTTATGCAGTAGTTCGTTTCTTACCAACTCCCGAAAACGAAGAAATGCCTTGGGTATCATATTTCGACCACGGGTTCCAAGGGCCAGGTGGCTGGTATATTGAGAAGTCTTTGACTACCCTCAATAAACAAGACCCTGTCTCAGAATACAATTCTCAGTTATGGAATACTGGGATTGAAGCTAACAAAGAAATTGCACGTAAACAGAAAAGACGTTTACATTATGTGTCTAATGTCTATGTTATCTCAGACCCAAAAAATCCCGATAACGAAGGAAAAGTATTTAAATATAGATACGGTAAAAAAATCTTTGAACAACTCAAAGAAGCAATATCACCTGCTTTTGAAGACGAACAAGCAATCAATCCTTTTGATTTAAGAGGAGAAGGTGCAAACTTCAAAATCAAAATCAGAAAAGTAGACGGATACTGGAACTATGATAAATCAGAGTTCGATTCACCTTCTCCACTTTTTGACGATGAAGATAGGTTAAATGAGATAAATAACTCTACCTATTCATTGCAAGAAGTGATTGCACCTAGTGAGTTCAAAACATATGATGAACTCAAAGAGAAACTCGATAGAGTTCTTGGATTAACTGGGAACGTATCTAATGCAACTGCAGAGTCAGTAGCAGAAGACCTAGACGAAGTGCCTTGGTCTAATGTTAACACTGAAAGTGTTGCAGAAGAACCTGTAATTGCATCAGCAGAATCTTCACCACAAGTGGAAGAAGACGACGCGATGGATTACTTTAAGAAGTTAGCTTCAGATAGTTAATTTCTAATTAGGGGTGGTTGTTTATTTTACAATGTGTCCGTGAATAGAGACAACCACAACACTAAGACCGTGGAAATGAAGGGGGTGCTTAGTAAGGGAAAGGTCAACAACATCATTATGATGCGGAGTTGGTCGGTGAAGAACGGGTTGCTGTAAGGCGTGGGGTGACTTCACACTTTTAAGATTATTATGAAAAGTGAATATTATAAAAACATTCTACCATGGAATGAAAACGAAAGGGTTATCGACCAGTTTGGTTGGAACCCTCAGTCGGTTATAACACCTACTAAATCATCTAAGAACAATTGGGACGATGCATACTTAACTGCATACGAAGAAAAGAGAGGAGTTTGTCCTCGTCTTCCTAATGGTTTAATGATGTCAGAGTTTCATGCTGGTTTATGTGAGAACATTGTTCAATACTGGTCTATGGTTGGTGATACAATCGTTGACCCTTTTGCTGGAAGAATGACACGTGCATTTGTGTCTGCTTCATTAGGAAGAGATTACGTTGGTTATGACGTATCTTCTGAAACAGTAAGTAAAGTCAGAGAGGAAATGGGAAGACATTCCTTTGACGGATACTACGATATTATAGAAAGTGACGGGTGTGAAATGTCTCATACAG